CTTTGTTAATTGTAACCTGCTCAGGGTAGGTTAGACCGTTTGCACCGATTAAAGTCTGCACAGTTACTGTCACAAATGCTTTTGGAGACTTTACACTACGAGGAGTGTAGTTAAGTTGCTTAGCAACCTTAACAATATTGTCTCTGACAGTAGATGTTTCTAAGAATGCCTCATTTAGAGACATGTTTGCATTAAATGCAGTATAGTATGTGTTATAAGCAAGAATGTCTAGAAGGTAAGACGCAGCAGATCCCTCAAAGTCATAATCAGTAAACTCTGATCGAGTCCTGAGGTATGATCTTATCGATTCCTTGATTTCAAAGAAATCTAAGGAGGTTAATTCTGATGGTACTGCAGCCATTACGTCCTCTCTAGTATAAAGTCGATCTCTTTAAGGATTCTTTCTCCTACGATTGTATATTCAACTCTAACTTCCAATGAGTTAGTGTCAAAACCGTCTTGCACATTGACAGATGTCACTCTGATACGTTTTTCGTATCTGTCTAGAGTGCTTTGTATTTCATCTTTGATTGCCTCACCTGTAAAAACATCATAAGGCTCAAATAGTAGTCCAGTTACTCTAGATCCGACATCATACTGAAAGGGTTTCTCACCAATATCGGTTTTAATCAGATTTAGGACTGCCTGCTTGATTGCATTCTCATTTTTGACAGCACCAAAGTCGCGGCTATTAGGATTTGCTTTGAAAGACATTGCAAAATCTCTAAAACCACGACTTATGTTTTTATCTGATCGAATTCTGTATGACACTATGCATTAATAATGAATTTTGCCATAATATAGGTTACGTTTATTATTTAGCCTTGTCCACGATACTTTTTACGAGGCTTATTTCTTGAGGTAGCAGACAATTTACTATTTTGACTTTTACCTTGTCTAGTTTTCTTTGGTCTTGTATCTACTCCGCCAGATACAAATGCGTTTGATCGTGTTGCCATAATAATTTAATAAGTTTACTAACCTGCCCATACATTCATCGAGCCATATGCTACGACTGATGAGCAAGGATACGAGAAGCCAGGAAATCCGACTCCTAGTGGGTCTAACTGTCTAGCAATCAATCGCTTGAGTGCAAACACAGTTAAGGTTGTAGGATATAGAGTCCTATCATGTCCAACACCTCTATCCTCTGTCGTTAATACCGAGCAAGGGTAGGGCGTTGGTTTCGGACATAGTGATTTACCACATGGGCACATATGGATCACTATATTCGTACATGCAGATGGGTGTACAATGAATTTATCACCCGCCAACATGATGGGGAAACCATTGACTAATACTGTAGCACGATTTGGTGCTAAAGGTGTCAAAGGTATTAGACTAAGAGGTGGCCACCAACAAGTATATTCCTTAATACGAATAGTCCTTGTCCTCGGGATAGCTCCGCAAGACTCCGTGCTGTGGATTGTGGGAGGTAAGCACAACCCATGTCCAGAATCAGGTAGACCATTGATAGCAGCAACTGGTTTTAGAAATCCAAATCCCATTATCCCTGTCCCTCTAATTCTCTGCCATCCAGATATGGGTATTTATCTTGGCACTCGTCGAAGAATGGATTACCTAAGTTTTTAATACTTCTTGCCAGTGCATTTGTGCCACCAGTCAGATAATTCATTATTTGCATCTTGCCTGTGTAGTCACCCATCTTGATCCTGTAACGCTCTGTTTCCATACGTTTAGGGTCAACGGCAATAGAGCAGTCTGCAACGTGTGCTAGTGCATTACAGGTGTTGCACAGACCACCTCCTGAGCCTGGCCAATTACTACTTATAGTATTGTTTCCATTTGCTCCTGTATTTGTTGCTGAAGGCGGGGTGATCTCGTAGTAGGTTTGTCCTGCAAGCGGATTTCCGTTGTCGTCCCATCCGCAGTAGACATCAAGGACTCCATTCGTGTTACTTCCCTTACGCACATATCTATCCCAACAATCGTGAGGAATATTGGTAGGGTCACTTGGACAACTCCCGCCATTGACTGAAAACTCAGTATAGCTTTGAGATCCTGGTGTGGGGACTCCATCGATTAGTGTACTCCAATTAGAAGTGGTGTCCGTAGGACTGCCATCTAGGTTGTTTCCTAACCACAAACTAAATTGTTGTGCTCTAGAATAGTTACTACGGTTATAATCATATGTATTTTCGTCAAGTCCGATTGGGACGTATTCTATACTATTGTTACTACCACGATAACAGCGACCTGGCACGTTACCTCGGGTGCAACTCCATGTTTTATACCCACCTGCAACATTTCTTTTAGGTGAAAGTTTGGGTTTTGGCAAAGTATTCAAGAATTTCATGAATGCTTGACCTTGATTACCTATTGTCTTTCCGTCAAATGAGAGTGAAACGGTAAATTCTGCTTTTTCATCATGCGGAGCACAGTATTTCCAAGGTAAATACCCAAATGCTTTCCGCGATGCCCTAAATTCGTCTTGCACTTCGCCGTAAAAGTTGGATCTTGGGTTTTCTTCCGCTTCCATATACGCACAAGGCATCTGAAACCACTTTTTGATGTTGTGAATCACTGGTTGATCGACAATCATGCACCTATTTCCGTTAAAACTTCCGTAGAGACCACTAAATGACTCGCTGTCCGCACCAGATTGCTGCAATCCACCTAAAATATCGGAATATACACCGCTAGAAAACTTCTCTGCAGCGGGAGATGAGGTTTCATTAGGTCCTAACATCATTTGTGGAGGCTCTTGTGCACTCAAATTCTCAAAAGTCTCTACAGGAGGCATTGCTTCGACCAAAGGAAGACCCATATCTATCTGTATACAGTCCGCAGGGAGGTTTTGACACAATACTGTCTTACCTTCTGGGTCAACTTCTGCGTATTCCATGTATGTAATCGGAATATTGCTAGTGTAACCCTTATTTACCTCTGCCATTTCGTCTGTAACTACGTCACTACTGAGCGGATTGCCCTCAGTCTCGAAATCAAACATCTCTTCGATGTCAATTTTAGAGGAATCTAGTGTAGGCTCGTCTAATTTTGTCTCTACATCTATAGAAAGACCTGATTCTGCGATGTAAACCTGTGGAGGGAAGTGTGGATCGTATCCAGATCCACCATCTATCACGTCAATACGCTTAATAATACCTGATTTAGTGATTCTTCCGACTCTAATCTCTGCATTACGGAATTGTTGCACCGTATCAAACTCTCTTTCCTTCCTATTTTGCAACACTTGGAGCTGCCTACGCTCAAATTTGTCTAAAGATATCTTCTGCTCACCTATTTCACCAGTAGAATTATACTCTGGGAAGGACTTTACAGGTGATCCGTAGTCTCTAAGGAAGGCACCACGCATCTGACGTGCTGTATCTGTGCTACTAAACTCCTCTAACTGACCAGGCTCCGCTACAGTCACGGTAGGATTGCGATATCCGACCCCACCATTGATAACTTTGATCTCAACTATCTTACCTTCAGTGTCTACAATCGCTTCTGCCTCTGCTAAATCGAGTGTGCGTGTCGGTATGAGTGCCTTTGGATCTAATTTTACCTTGTAGTATGAGATATTTTTCTCAAATTCATACACTCCAAAGAAGGCTGCCTTGTCTTCTATGCCATATCCTGCTAAAACTTGTATAGTTGCGACAGGAGGTGGGTCTTCACCTTCGTCTACAGGGTAAGGTCTGCTCGAAAACTGCTCTTGATAGGTAAATTTCTTGCCTCTCTTGCGTCCATCCGCTGTTAATTCCATATATCCCGCATTCATTTTGCCACCGAAGTAGAAAATGCCCGCAATATTCCATCCGTTTATCTGCTCACCCTTCTTAAATGTGCCAGTTGTCGTCAAATATTTGAAAAATATCCTTGTAGTGTCTGTATCCGCAGTCCTAAATGACTCTTCTACGCCAGATCCCGCAGGTCCTGAGACATCTATGCGTGTCCTAGTCGTTTTCCACGAGTCTTCACGGATCTGATAGAAGTGAGAATACCATTCTTCGTTAACAACACAAGTATTATTGTTGTTTTGACGGTGATTTGGGCAACAACCTGCATCTGAGAGTAGATATTGTATTCCAAATATAGGACCATTCCACGGATATGACGTGTCATACAGATAATACATGTATTGTGAGTCATACGCAGTCTGGAATCCTAGGAATCTAGGCACTGCTCCTTTGACTGCACCGTTTAATCCATACAACCACTCGAAGTTTGCGTCTCCATCTGCCTGCACACCACCTACAATACCTGCATTTCCCGACTCACCAAACCCTGCAACACCTGGTGTGCCTATAGGTTGACCAAATGCATTCGTCCCAAAGGAGTTTTTCCTATAAGACTTGTAACTAAACGGACTACTACTGTTAGTATCCCATGTATACCAACCCGATTTGTCAATACACTGACCAGTAGGACCTATTTTACCTACATCTTTAAACTCATTGTCCGATGCATCAGGGTTTTCTCCTTGAAAAACATACCCAAAGATACCCTGATATACATATTGACCTGCTCTCGCCTCTGCAGGGGCGATAGGACCGCCACTCAGGTTAACTTCTGCTGCAGGATTGATAGTATAGAAGTCATCTTCTGGGTCATAGAAGTAATGATAGAGGGGCACAGCGGTCTCTCCTGTCCCTGCATAGGCATTTGCATCACTTTCTGACGTAAAAATATATCCTAGAGTCCCTACAAGGTAGTATGGTTTACCATTATTACTACTAGGAGGTGTATTTGATAGTGATAGTTTTGTATTATCGTCTCTTTCTCCTCGATACCAGATATAAACAGGCACAGAATTTGCAACTTGAGTATTCATCAAGTAAAAAACAGGGATCTGTCCCTGTCTAGGCTCTGGATTATACCCTCTTAATACTTTTTGCCACGACTCATTGTCCCCAATAGCATGCTCTTTCGTCAACTCTGGGGTTTTTGCGTATTTGTGATCGTCTTTACTACCTCTATAGAAGCGATAAACAGGTTGTCTACCGTCATCACAGTTTGCAATGCAGGTTTTCTGCTCTTCTCCTATGTAATGCACTATATCTTTGCCTAGTGGCATAGTGCCAGGACCTTCTCCTTGAAACTCGATCTCATAAGATTCGTTGTTTGCTTCGTCGAAGAAGGGTTTTACATAGTCTTCACCGTCTATGGGGTTGGGAAACGATCGTTTAGTAGATAGGATGTAGCAAGCCAAATCAACCTAGACGCTCTTCCAACTTATTTAGTCGTGAATACAGATCGTCCAATACCTCTTTGATATTCAGATGCTTCTCATACCCTTCTGGTTTATACTGAATCATATCAGGACCAGGTTTAGGATACTTACGGATGGCATCCTCACAGATAGCAGTCCTTTTCGCAAGATTCTCGATTCCTTCGCCGACCTTTTCTAGGCAGAAAGCGATTTTTTCGATATCGTCCATTCCTGCCGTTGGCAGAGGTTGAGTCGGATTTGAAGGATCCCCATAACTAATAGGACTTGATGATTTAACTGGCATGTTTCACGATCGCGATTTTTTTATTCGTCAACGGCTTTCAATATAATGGAGCCGTCTGTTTCCTCAGTATACTCTAGTTTGGTGCCTGCTTTCCATCCCATCTCTTCCCATAATTCAACTGGCAGTGTGATGAATAAATCGCCATAGTCATCGTCTTCTATTGTTAGAGTATATCTATTACTCATTAGTAGATGTTATGCTTGATACATCTTATGTAGACTTACCACGAATTGCACCTACGCATGTCTCCATATAGAAACTATTACCAGGTGCTTTTAAGTCTGTAATCTGAGACTGTCCCCTATAAGGATGATGTAGCATAAACCCATCACCCAGATAAACACCTCCATGGTTAGGTGCTTGCCCATGTCTCTTAGTATAACCCCCTTCTAGAGGCGTATACCATAGTCTAAAGAGTATTATATCATCTTTCTGCAAAGAGTCAAGTGATGCTTTCTCCCACATCTCACTCTTCATTACATATTCTCCTTCTTCCGTGTTAATAGCATCATCAGTAAAAGCATATATCTGATCTAACTTGGTAAAGTCTCTTAGATCACGATTGCAATACAACCGATAGTATTTTCTTACACAATGGTAGCAACTCCATGAATGAATACTTCGCCACTCCTCTCCGAGTAAGTGTGAGTATTCCTTCTCAATCTCTTGTTGTTTCAGTCGTCTACCCATGCGACCTCTCAGGGGGATTTTTATATTGGAAAAATTTTTTCATATCGATAAAACAAATCACTCGCTTTGGGATACTTTTGTAGGTTAGGGAAGTAGGCATTTTTATATATCGGATTATTAGATATAAAAAAAGATCAACATTTTACTGTTGATCTGTTTCTGTGTGAGTCTTATACAAGATTGTTGAGATAATCCTGTGTGACCTCTTCGCATTGGGGTAGGTCTGTGTATCCACCTCTGAGCCATTTGTTTATGTGCCTGGATGTGGTGGTGCTCCAGTACTGCTCTGTCCTTACATACCCTCTACCAAATACATAAGCCGCTACTGGTGTGCGATAACTGAAAAATACTCTTGCGTTGTCTGTCTCGATTTCAGTTTGGTTTGCTGCTATTGGTGTTAGTTGCATGTGTGCCCCTGTTTGTTTATATTATTATAATAACCTATATTCCTGGTGCTGTGTGTATGTGTGTGCCACTTATTCAACTGGTACATCATAACACATCCCTTCCAGGATCATATACTCACATAGTGGTGTATACTGTGTTAGACTCTCATTTAACCCATAATCTATTAATTGCTGACACATGTCTATTAGCTCATCAGGTGGTAATCCTCCACTCTCATATATGTCTAATAATACCGTGAGTTTGTGCGGTATAGTCATATTTGTCTGCTGTGTCTGTTTGCATCATCTAGTGCTTGAGACTGTGATCTAAATGGGCCGTACTTAGTACACCCCAAATAATCATACTGCCAGAAGTATTTCCTGGACTTCTCCCATATTTTGATATTAACAGGTGGACTAGTAGGAAGTTGAAAAACCTTACTCATATAGACCCCTCCGCGTCCCCTTCCGTGGGCTGTGGAAAACTCCCTGAGAAAACCTTTTCATTCCTTCTAGGTTTTTCTAGTTGCTTCGCTCTCTTCATTAGGTCATTATACTCTGTAAATGGCGAAGTAGCATCAAAAGGCATAAGTGGGCAAAAAGAGTCAAAAACTTAACTTCCTAATTATTGTAGGCGATCTCGGGCAAAAAGTCAACCCCCATGTGCAGGTTGTGGTAGTGTCCTCGTATTACTTGACAAAAAAACTTCGCTGTGTTACGCTCTTAGACAACTGAAAGATACAAGACGTAAGTATATTTATTTTCATATTTTTATTGTTTCTCACATTGTCTCTTTTGCCTGTGGAAAACTCACTTATCTGGTATAAAATTAACTGTCATGCTTACACGATCGTCATAGGGGTTACCCTCGTATCCGTGTGTCATACTGGACGGATAAATGATAAGATCGCCTTCCTTCATTGGGACGGTTGCTTCAGTCATATTAAATGCTGTATAATCCTTATTAGGGAATTGCATAACAGGATAATAACTCCCTGCTACATTCCTTCTAAACTTTAAAGGCGAATGTCCCTCTTGGTAGTTTATGAGTAGGGTTGCTGAGTAGATACAATTAGAATGCTCATGTGGTGCATACAATGCTCCCTTAGATGCTAATTCAAGATAAGCGTCAGATATGGCAAAATCGAGGTCATAGTTATATGCTCCCTCGTTGTAGTCTCTGCAACTCTTTAGCAAAAAATCGGCGACGCTCGCATTGTCTTCGAGAATTGTGT